CCGTTTCACTGACTGCAAACCAGACGCCGTCCGGCATATATATCTCGACCTCAGACACTCGGTCCCAAAGCGTTGGAGGCCGATAAGACAGCGGGGTGAGCAGCGCGCCGATTCTCACAGGTGTTGCAGCGATTACGGACGAGTCGCCAAATGAAAATTCTGTAGGCCGAAACGGGCTAAGGAGAGCGCCCACTTGCGCGCCGTCGAACCCCGGGTAATGCAACAAGTGACAGATCTGCTTGAAAGCCAAGATTTAAATTTTCAACCTGCCAGAGCCCCTCGACCTCCGGTAATTTAATAATAGCGCCAGCCTCGGGGGCGTCTTGCAATGGCAAAGATAAACTCGCTTTGCGCCGCGATGGTTCTGAGCGGGAGAGCTGCCGTTCGACAATATTTATGGCTTGGCCTTGGTCCATAACAATCGGAGCTGCAATATCAGAAATACGAACTGTCTCCGCTAGTTCATTAGGATCACCTGTTTGATCTATTAATCGCGCCGAGGAAATCTCGGTGACAGTCATTGAATCGCGCGTTGAAAACCGAACTCGTCCTGCGTGTTCAGAGACCGTCAAATCATAAGCATCAATTAGAGGTGAAAGCGCCTCGCGTGCACGCATAGGGCGATCAATGACGAACCCTGATAGCAATCCCGTAACGCCAGTTAAATTGAGATTGTTCAATCCAGCATCCATGCAGATATCCTCAATAACATCTCGCAAAGACACCGCGCCGACCCGGCCATTTATCCAATGACCTGTTTGCCAATTCACGCCATCTGACCAGACATCTTCGCGTGCCGGAAAATCCGGGAAAGGCCGCGCATCCCAAGCCCAAACAGAGGTCGCTGAAACATCTATCATCGGCAAGCCGGTAAGATCAGAAATTGGATTTTTGTCAGCCTCAGTCCAATATCCAATTAAGGCTTCCAAATATCTCCTTTGAATGAGATCATCCCTATAACCTTCTGAGTAATATGGAATATTACTTTCATCAGATTTCCCATCAGAGAATAAGTTGGGTTGATTTGCGCCTAAATTTACAGCCGGACATCCAACTTCTGTTAGCCAGAACGGTTTACTCTGCGGTACCCACGACGTTGCATTTTGTTCAACCCCGCCGATACGATTTCTATGCTCATTCAACCACCAATTCCGAATATCTTTATAGCGGTAAATCCACTCCGTAATCGGAGTTCGATTTTGAACATCTCGATCAGAGCGCGACGCATAATACCAATCATACCCTTCCCCGCCTTCGATGTTTTCAATTAAATAATTCGGGTCATAAATGGAGTCATGATTTTGAGAGTCAATATGTTCTCCATTTCGCCAATCCGAGAGCGGGAAATAGGCATCAATACCAATCGCAGAGATCGCGGGGTGAGACCATAATTCATCTAAATGAAAAAACACATCTCCGCTGCCATCTTGCGGATGATAGCCGAAATATTCACTCCAATCCGCTGCATAGGTTAGGCCTGTCTGCGCACCTAACATCGCCCGCACATCCGCTGCCAATCGCGCAAGTTCTAACACCGCTGGAAAAGAATTTTGCGCATCACGAATCGTGGTCAATCCAACCATCTCTGAACCGATAACAAAACGATCCACGCCGCCAGCGCGGCGAGCCAAATCTGCATGAGATAAAATGAAGTTACGGAAACCCTTATCCGAGTCAAAAAACCCAGAAACATTTGCCGCCTCCCCTGTAATCCGCCCGCGCCAAGGAAAGCCCGATGCATCGACTAAAATGAAGGGATAGAGCGTCACGCTCATACCTCTGGATTTAATCGATTGAATGGCTTGGATGAGACTAGAGTCAGATGGTGTGCCGCCAAAATTTGGACGACCTTCCGCGTCGGCGCTCACGACATAGGCCGTGCCTCTATCCTCGACTCCAACTTGCCAATTTGCGTTTCGGCTATTGCGTAGACGCCGTTCAATACCCGGTCTGATTTCGCAAGTTGCAATATCTATTGAGCTCCCAAACCAAGAGGAAATAATAGAGATATTTCGGCAATTCGGAAGTTGAGCCTGAAGCTGATCCAGCGCGAGATCTATATCCGCTTTCCCAGAAAGATTATTCATGTTCAGCGGGCGCGTTTCGCCGGGGCGCGGGCTTTCCTCGATTGGATGAGGTTTTCGAGCCGTCCAAGCCGCCGTCCGGACCGGACAACCTCCAGATTTAATTGCGGCAAGCGGTTCCCAAACGCACCAAGCGGAAAATCTTCAAACACCACATAGGCCGTACCGCGAAAGGCGGGGGCTTGCGGCCCTTCTGTCGCGGCGATGATTGGGTCGGGCATTTGGTTCTCTGTGCCAGAGTAGACCCGCATATCAAGTCCCGCCAGTTCCAACGGCGCGCCATTCGCCCAAATCCGGTCTATACCAGCAATTTCGCCTTCGCAGAGGCCAATCGCGAAGCTGATGCTATAGGCAAAATCCGTCTGTGTCGGCCCGCTGCCTTTCCCGCCCACTGGCATTTCCGTTGTGGTTTCACGGATATGACTCGCCCAAATCACCTGCCCCGCAAGGCGAACACGTCCGAAAATACGAGCCATCGGCGCACCGTCACGGCTGGTTTGAAGGTGAAAGCTCTCAAGGCGCGGGCCTTCAAAGGTTCGATTATCAAAAGCGCGGCTAATATAGCTCGTCGCTTGGTTGATTGCGATAGCGCTAGCGGTGCGGACGAGCGCTTGTCCCGTGAATTGAACAGCGGAGGCAGCAAAATTGGCCATGATTAGTCCTGATTAAGGGGCGGAAAGGCAAAACTGGCGACGTGACGCCGCTGCCAGAAGGGCGCGAAATGAGAGAGGACCACAGATTTCCCCCAATATGCATGAAGAATACGGTCATCAGCAGCCATGACGCCGATATGTTTACACGGTGCATTGGGCGCCATTCGAAACAAAAGCGCATCACCGGACTGAGGGGCTGCGAGAGGTGTGAGCCACCGTTTCGCCGCAAGGAATAGAGTTTCCTCTCCCATATCTTCTGCCCAATCCGGTGTGTATGCAGGCGGGCGTTCAGGCTCCTCTCCATAAAGCTCCCGCCAAATTCCGCGGATGAGGCCGAGGCAATCCGTGCCGATATGTTTAACGCTGGCTTGATGTCGATACGGTGTATCAAGCCAACCTTCCGCGCTGCGAAGAACCGCCGCACGTGTATAAGCGTCGCTCATAAGTAACGTGAAGACCCGTCGCGAGGATCACTCTCGCGCAAGCCAGCCGCTAGCGCATCATCGCCCAGCAAATAGGGGAAGCCTTCGGGAAAACTCGAAAGATTTAATCCGCAGCGTGCATCACCAAAACTGGCATCGCATTGGCGAGAAAACACGCGGCCCGTCGAACGGTCAAGTAAGCTGGCTTGACCCAGCCATTCAATCGAAATCTTGTCGCCTGAAAAACTCACCTCCCCAACGCGGCCCTTTGACAATAGTTGCGTTTCATCGCTGCGCCAATCATGTCGATATTGCGAAAGCTGCGCGCCATCTAAAACGCCGTCCCGAATTTCCTGTGCGGAAAGATTCGACGTAATTAAATAGGATTGAACACCGCCGCTATCCACAGAGAGTCCTGCGCGGATATCGCTCCGCGCTGCGTCCGCCGTATGTTGCGGAAGATATGTCTCGCCCTCATAGATAATAATCTCATCATGATCCGTCAGATAGAGCGTGTTGCGGGACAGAATTTCCAGCTTCCAGAGCGAGCAATACGTTGTGACTTCACTCATGGTTTAAAGCCTCACTTGGCAAAATTTCGATAAGCGGAATATCTTGAATTTGCGTCGCGCCAAAATCATCAAGAACAATATCTAAACTCTCAGAGGCAAAACGAACGGGGACATCAAACTCGAAACTTGCCGTAATCACAGCGCCTAAATATGGAGGCGTTTCAAATTGAATTAACCCGCGTTGATAATCAACGGAAACGGATGTTTCCACATCATCAATAAAGGCAGTGACTGTATCAATGACTGGCTTCGTAATTCGCCGAATATAATGATAGGGTGCATCACCGTAGGGTTTAATTAAATCGAACTCTGTTAACATTATGAAAATCACTCATCTATTTAATCCTAATTTCGATTTTGAACGCGGCTCACAACCTGCGCGACTTGAGATGCAATTTGCGCAGAGCTAGCAGGCGGCGCAGTGGTTTTTCCGCTCGTTGGAGGGAGGCTTAAATTCACGGTAACGGGTGCAGACTTCCCTGAAACACTGCCTGTTATTGTAGAGGTCAAAGCCGAGACTGCACCTTGGAGCGGGGCGGTAATTAATTCATTCACGGCAATTCGCGCAAGGTCACTTAAAACGGATTCTGCGAGTCCATTAAACGATAGCTCACCCGATTGCGCAGCGCGTTCGAGCGACCCTGCAATGCGATTACCTGCTTGTTCAAAGGCTTCGGCCAGTGCATCTGCAGCATCGCGAGCTGGCCCGTTAAACTCACTCGGTTGAAGATTGAACCGCCGAATGGCAATCTGTTGCCATTGGTCAAAGGGCCACTTATTTTGAGATGTCGTCATGGCATTAGCCCTGCCGTCATCACCGCGCTAAGGGTTGGAACGAGGTCCAAAAGTTCAGTATTAGATAAATTATCCTTAGGGCGCGGAGTCGCCATTGCCCGCAAAATTACATGCCAGTCCACGGCATTTGCACTGCGTAACCGTGCCACTAATTCAGTCGGAGACCTCGTGCCAAACCCGCTCGCTATCTCTGCCAAAGCTGAGACTGAAAGCCGCAAACGTGTCCTCACGCCCGCGATCTCTACATGTTGATCACCGAGCCGAAAGCCGCTCATAATGTGGTAAATTCCGGCACGCCCGCGCTCGCCAAACTGATTTCAAATTGCGCTTCGCCATTATAACTACCCGCATAATTCAAACCCGTAATCAGAAAGCTTCCATCAATTATCCCAAAACTCGGAATGATGAAACGGCAATCCTGTGCGGATTGCTCAAAAAAGGCGCTCCGAATGCGTGCATCGGATCCTGCGTCACGAAACACACCTGTGCCGGAAATTTCGGCGGTGCGTATTCCGGCCCCTGGCAAGAGCTCTTTCCACCCCTGCGAGGCCGTATCGGTCACATCTACGGGCCGCGCATTTAGGCGTAGCGTCTTCGTACGTAGTCCTGCGACGGTTATATAGACGCCCTCATCATTTTTAATCTTCAGCAGCATATCGCCGCCTCTTTGCGCGCTCATGCGTCATCTCCATTTTCAGGCTGTGTTGTGAAGGATATGCGCAGCAAGCCATGTTGCGTACGCCCGTCCGGTGCGCGCAGCACATCGGAATAAATCGCAGTTGCGCTGCGAATGGATAGGTCGTCCGCCGCTATAGTCAGAACATCTGCCTGTAAGGCATGACTCACTTGGCTCAAGAGTCCGAGAATCTCTGCTCGCCCCGTATAACGTGACCAGAGATGCACATCATAGAGGCGCGGCGGTTCATCACCTGCTCCGCCTAAGGCAAACCGCACGGCAGGATTATCCCGCAGCACAGCATGAACCGCTTTGGCCAAACCTTCGGCTTGTTCGCTCATCATCATTGGCTTTCCTCTTCACAAATCAAATGCAGCCGCTCGCCGCGCGTATCGGGGTCGCTCGCGGCAACGACGCGCAATATCCGGCCTTGCCAGACGAGCCGTGCGCGTTCGGGAAATGACGGGCGATAGCGAATGACGACGAGATAGGTCTGGGTGACGGCGAGCCGCCCATTCTCTCGTGTTTCGGTCAAAGCTTTGGGACGAATGCCCGCCCAAAGCGCGCGAACGAAGGTCCAGCTGGTCACGGTCCCGCCCAGATCATCGGCGATAGTTTCGGGCGTATAGAGCCCGACGCATAAGCGCGTCCACCATCATGGGAAAACCCGGAGGCGCAGGCTCGCCGCGAAATTCGTATAGATGTGCGAGTAAAAGCAAGATACCTCGCCGTAGGGGCGTCGGGATATCTTCGGGAGCCTCGCCAAAGCCCGCCGT